GGTCTTGCTGGCGAAGCTGGCTCCTAATCTTTAAGGTAGGATATTTAAGATACTAAAAATAAACCCCCAACCATTTTGGTTGGGGGTTTTGTATTTGAAGACACTATTTATTAATGATTGTGAGTCAATCACAAAAATTTATTTATTGAATATAAGGAGATATAAATTATGGCTAAAGTAGCAAGAGCGTCAAGAAACGCATCACTTATGAGAGTTGAAACAATCACTGGCGCATCAGCAGATGCAACTGTGGCGGCGCCGTCTAAGACTATCACCGCCGCTGAAACCGGTGAAGTTTATTTTGTAAACAACATAACTCACGATGTGGTGGTTCAACTTCCAACACCAAAAGCTGGTGCATATTTTAAGTTTATAATCGCAGCCGCCGCTGACGGCTCTGTAAAGATTCTAGGTATTAATACTGGCGATGCTACTGTTGACATTCAAGGCACAGTAACAGTTGCTGGTGCAGTGTTCAACGTAACACCAAATACTTCTGGCATTACAATGGCTGGTCATGGTGGCGCCCTTCAAGCAGGAGACTGGTTGGAATTTATTTCTGACGGCACTGATTGGTATGTATCGGGACAAATGCAAACTGCCAGTTCACTAGTCATCAATGATGGATTAGTTAACGCCACATCATAACCCTAATCTCCACAATATTAAGACTAAGCTCACTTTGGTGGGCTTTTTCTAATTGAAACTAATTATTGACAAACAAGAGGAGTTTTTTATGGGAAAGCGAAAAAGAAGATTGACCAGAGAAAAGTTTGCAATGAAATTTGCATCAGTCAGAAAACACGCATTTGGCGATGTCGAAGAACAAATTGATATAGAGTTATCACCAGAAGAGATCATCGATGAACCAGAAGAGATCATCGATGAACCAGAAGAGATGATGTCAGTGTTTGGAGAGGAAATCATTAGAGAACCAGAAGAAATCACAGACGAACAGATCGAAGAGATGGCAAAAGAAGTTGAGTTGATGATTGAAGAAGTCCAAGCGCAACAAGAAGAGCCAGAAGAGCTAGAAGAACCCGTCATCGAATGGGCGCCGGTAGATTATAAAAAACTTTTAAAAGCAGAGCTTCTAGAAATGGCAGAACGAAGAGGTTGCGATGTGACACCCAAAAATACCAAGGCTCAAATCATCGCAGCACTTGAAAAACAATCCGCATAATGATTTGAAGACTATTTATTCATGAACGGAGGGTTTATGAATGTCATTTCCAACTTTAACGCCGGCCTCAAGTGCCAGCGCTATTGTATTGCCAGTAACGGGAACACATGCTGATGTAGAGTCAGCGCTGTCATATGGTATCTACTCTGCCACGGAAATGGGTGGATCTGACTTCCTTTCCGGGGCTGTTGATCAAGTAGCGTACACATATAAAAGATTAGGTGGAGATGTCCTAGACATCGAAGTCACAGCAGACAACGTATACGCAGATTACGAAATGGCTGTTTTAGAATATTCTTATATTATTAACACCCACCAAGCAAAGAATGTCCTAGGCGACTTGCTTGGCACCACCACAGGCACATTTGACCACGATGGGGCGCTCAAAACCGGCTCATTATCGTCTTCTTTGGACGGCAAGGCAGGTGTGGCTCTTAGATATCCAAAGTTCGAATTTGCCTATGCTAGGCGCATTGGAGAGGGCCTAGCGTATGAAGCAGGAATCGGAGGCACTAATACCGTATATTCAGCTTCTTTCGCGACAGTTACAGACCAACAAGACTATGATCTCCAAGCTATACTTGTCACAGCGTCAGATGGTGGCACAGATCCAGCCACAGGAGACACTCCAGACTTTGCCGGTTTAATCGGCTCCAGCACGTCAAATACAAAAGTTAATGTAAGAAAAGTATATTATAAGACCCCAAGCTCAATGTGGCGATTTTACGGCTATTATGGCGGCTTAAACGTTGTTGGTGATTTTCATACATATGGTCAATATGCCGATGATTCGACATTTGAAGTCGTTCCATCTTGGATGAATAAAGCCCAAGCCATGGCCTTTGAAGATGCCATATGGACAAGAAGTTCTCACTATTCTTATGAATTAAGAAATAATAAATTAAGATTATTCCCAACACCAAATGGCGTAACCGCTGATCACATGTGGTTCGAATTCACAATTCCGACAGATCCTTATTTGACAGGCAGCACAGATGTCGGCATAATGGGTGTCAACAACATGAATACGGCGCCATTTGAAAACATCCCTTATAAATATATTAACTCAATTGGAAAGCAATGGATTAGAAGGTTTGCTTTGGCCTTGACAATGGAGACATTGGGTCAGGTCCGTTCAAAGTTTGGCAATACAATCCCAATCCCGGGAGAGTCTGTTAACTTGAACGGCTCAGACTTGCTAAGCTCCGCAAAAGAAATGCAAGAGAAGCTAAGAACAGAACTGAAAGAGCTATTAGATCAGTTGACATATGATAAGATGGCAGAGATGGATAAGAACATGGTTGAGAGTGTCAACACTATTCAGAAGTACATTCCAATGAAGATATTTGTGGGGTAATGTAGATGTCAAAAGATAACAAATGGAAACAACCAGCGCAGCCACCCCCACCACTGTTCACAGGCCAGAAGGAAAGGGATCTTGTTAAACAGGTAAACGACGAGCTAATAGAGAGAGTTGTCGGCCAGACAATTGTCTATTACCCAATTGACTACAATTCCACCAACTTTCACCCTTTGTATGGCGAGGCAGTGCGAAAAAATTTTCTCCCACCAATTCGAGTTTTGGCTTTAATTGAATGGGAAGGGATTCAGTCCAATTATATGGATAAGTTTGGCATTGACAAGACCGCCGCTATGACAATACATTTTCATAAGAGAAGATTAACAGAAGACCAAGATCTATTTGTTCGTGAAGGTGATTTTGTCCTTTATGGCGACCTAATATATGAAATTATGACCTTAAGTCAACCAAAGAGGCTTTTTGGCCAAATTGAGCACAAAATGGAAATATCAGCAAAATGCGTAAGATCAAGAGAGGGACTTTTTAATGCCGACTGAAGAAACACCAATACACTTTAACCCTTCAACGTTAGAAAACATAGACCTATCAATGTATGAATATGTTGACGCCGCGTTAAATTTACACACAGAGACAAATAAGGGATTCACTAAAGTGCCCGTAATTTGGGTTGGAGCCGAAAGATCAAATCAAATTAAAAAAGATGTGAGTTTAAGAAATAAGGACGGTCTTCTTCATTTGCCATTAATTGCCATTGAAAGAACATCTGTCACGAAAGATCCATCTAAAAAAGGGATTGTGCCGGCTAATCTACCAGATCAAGCGCTTGGAGGCATGGTTCCGGCCTTTACAATCATAAATGACGAAAAAACGCGCATCTTTAGACGTGCCGCAAATATTAAAAAATCTGGCGCAGAGCAAAATGTTGGGTCGGACCAGCAAGATCATCCAAATTATAGAGAACCAAGAGTCAGACAAGCATCAATGTTTGATACTAGACCTTCTCATTTAAAAGAAGCAGACCAGAGAACAATTTATAAAACATATTATATGCCAATTCCTGTTTATATAACTGTAAAATATGAAATAACGATTCAGACAGAATATCAGCAACAAATGAATGATTTATTAACACCATGGATTTCTGGATTTACAAATATAGGAAGAAATCATAGATATTTTGTTTTAAGACGAGAAGGTCACCTATATGAAGCTTTTATCGATGGTAGCTTCTCTTCAGAAAACAATATATCAACGCTTCAAGAAGAAGAAAGGAAATTTGTTTCTAAGATCTCAATTGATGTTTTGGGGTACCTTGTCGGAAGTGATAAAAATGAGCATGCTAATGAGTATAAAGCATATGAAAATAGGGTTGAGATCAAGATACCCGGAGAAAGAGTTATGGTCGGAGATATACCTGATCATCAAAACAGAATTGGCACTAAGCCTTTTTATAAGGAATAATTCCTTTGATAGTGCAACCAACTATTTATATTGAAACATATTTATTTATTTAGTTATTAAAATATAGAATATAGGAGAACATACGATATGTCCAGAATTGGAGTTGATAAGTTTAAATTTGTATCCCCCGGTGTATACATCGCGGAGATTGATCAATCAATCAGAAGAAGACCCGGCGCTGAAGCAGGGCCAGTTATAATCGGAAGATTTGAAAAAGGGCCAACTATGGTACCTACAAAGGTTAATGACCTGTCTGAATTGATTCAGGTTTTTGGACGACCTATCCCCGGTAGAGAAGGTGGTGATGTTTCTCGGTATGGAAATCGAACCGCCCCCTCATATGCTGGCTATGCGGCCATGGCATGGCTGAGAAATACAGAAGGAGTTACAATCGTGCGATTGGTTGGACAACAACACAAAAACGCACAAGCTAGCACTTCTGGTATTGCTGGATGGTCTGTTGGTAAGGGCCAAGCTGCTGGTAGAGCATGGGGATTGTTTTTAGCTCCTTCCGCTTCTGTTGGCAGTTCAGTTGACGTAACCGGCACTCTTGCTGCTGTCTTTTATGTACATGATAGTGGCTCTGTCGTATTGTCTGGAGCTTTAAATCCTAGCGCCAACGCGGCCAAAGATGAAGCCCATGCCGCAAATGTTCTTATCAAATCTGAAGGCGATAACGCTAGATTCAAAGCTGTTGTCATTAAAAACACCGATGGTCAGTCGGAGACTCAATCATCTGAACCTGCCAGCACTGCTGCTACTGGGGTAATTACCACCACAGGCGGCCCCGGAAACGGTGAAACCTTTACCCTTACAGACGCTGCCGCATTAGCTGTCACTTTTGTTTTTAAAACTGGTGTCGCCACTGTAGACGGCACCAAGGATGGCGACAATGTTATCATTGGGGTCCAAAACGCATTGGGCAGTGCAGCGGCTGTGGGAGAGAGAATACGTGACGCAATCAACGCATCTGCCCTTGCAATGACCGCAGCGGAAACCGCTGCCGGCGAAGTAACACTTACGCAGAGCGCCACGGGCACCGGAGGCAATACAACCATTGACATGTCTGGCGTCACGACTACCACTGCAACTAGCTTTACAGGTGGTGTGAACCAATCAGCAGATCATACCGTCACGTTTGACTTTGATCCTGCTTCTGACATGTTCATCCGAAAAGTGTTTAACACAAACCCAATCTTTACAAATTCTAATTGTACAGCAACCACTAGCAACAATTATAAAAGATATTGGCTTGGGCCAACATACGAAGATGAAGTCCAGCACATGTTTACTAGAGGTGCTGGTCGAGATGCTTCCGGAAGTGTAGACCAAGCTCATAGCGCATCTGTTGCCGGCTCAGGCAAAGTTTATGGCTTCATGGCGCCATTGGGTATCACCGGTGGTAAAAACTGGGCTGACTTTGATTACGCAGCACAACCGGCAAAATCTGGCTGGATCTTTGGACAGGACTTGAGCATTGATTATGCAAATTATGATGTCACAGCAATGCCAAAATTGTTCAGAATCGCAAGTTTGGAAGAATCGGACTGGCCACATAAAAATCTGAAAATCTCTATTGCGAATATTAAGGCGCCTAGGGATGGAGTCGATGCATACGGCAAATTTGATCTTCTTGTTCGTGATATTACCGATACGGACTGGGATATGAAAGTACTCGAAGCCTATAATGGCGTAAACTTAAATCCAGTTTCAGAAAATTATATTGCTGCTAGAATTGGAGATCAAAGAAGAGTATGGGACGATGACGAAAGACGATATCGTTATTTTGGAAACTTCCCTAATGTTTCAAAGTTGATTCGTGTCGAAATGGACTCAGATGTTGATGAGGGTTCAACTGAGAAGGTTCTCTTGCCATTTGGCTTCTATGGCATGCCACGACCAGCACCAGTTGTGTTGAAAGCAGATACTGTTGCGGAAACTAACACAGGCCACATCGGTGGCGGTGACGAAAAGAATTATTCTGTTGG